ACGCACAGTATTAATTTCACCAATAGAGAGCGTTAAACTAATAGCGTCATTATCCTCTGCGTCACCTGTGTCAAAGTTAAAATACTCTGAGCTTTTACTGCTCCATATGCCATCAGGCTGTGCAATAGTCCCGCCAAACCAAAGTCTGTTTTCATGAAAAGCAACAGCCGCTGGATAGCCTCGTAAAGCAGAATATGACTGTTCACCCCATTCAGTTGTTGGGGCATGTGTTGTAATCTTTGGAGAGCCGCCACCTACTGTAGATGAACTTGCATTTGCACCAGCAGTGAATACAAAAACATTTTCATTTATAACTTCTTGAACTGTTCGCGATCCATTTATTTGGTTTCTAGAAATACCACCTACAGCGCCAGCATGTGCAATTGTAATAGATTGTCCAACTTTCAATCCATGCAATGGGAATGTAAGTTCTACATCCGCTAATCCTTCTGTAGTTTCTAAAGCATCAACATCAAGATGTACTGTTAATGTATCTGTAATATCACCAGTTGCCTGTGTTGCTGACTGAACCGAAGTTATATAAATTTCATTATTATGATATCTAAGTGTAACTCCAACATGTTTTGAGTCTGGATAATTACCACCAGATTGTGTACCAGTTGTATCAAAATATGCTGCGTTAGTAGTGATTGTTCTGCCAGTGCCACTTGTCGCATTAGGATTAAGAGTTACACCTAAACCTTGAAAGGAGTAATAAGGCTGGTTTGTTCTATATCCATCTGCGCTATCTTCAAATGCAAATGTTTGAAGCTCAAAATCATTTAGACTTGTTCTTACAAGTTTGCGTACCATAAATGTTTGATGCGCAATAAACATAATATCACCAGACTGAGCATATGTTAGCTCTGGCAATATGGTATCATCAAATGGAATAGCGTTCGAATCTACGTCTTGAGTAAGCGTTGCTGTTAATGTAATCGCACCAGTTGATGGATCAATCTTAAAGCAACGTATCTTTGCGTTCTCTAAAGATATTATATACCGTTCATCATCAGAGAATATGAATGGTACAAGCCTGTGTTGCTGTGTTTTGGTTGAGTCATAGGTAGTATCAAACTCATAGACTTTCTTAGAACCAAAACGTTTTACTAGCCCACCTTCATTGCGTAGCAGGAAGTTAGTAATAGTCTGCGCAGCATTAGGATAAACTTTAGTATCTGTTCTTGAAATAAGTGATGGGCTTACTTCACCAAACTGAAAGTTTGTTAGCGGAACTAGTATTCTAGGCATTAGCTACGCCTTTCAGCAATGAACCTCGATGTTGTAAGTTTTCTGGCAGTTTGCTGTTGTGAATCTAGACTTCTTGCTTTTGCCATAGATTCTCTGCCTTGATCCCTCATTAAGCCACCAAGAGTTGGATCTCGTGCAATTGACGTTGCAAACACAACAGCAAGTGCATACTCAACAGCTATGGTAAAGTATGAAGGCCAGTTTTGTTCCAATGCTCTAAATGTGTAGTCAGCAACCAAAACGTCTGCCGCATCTCCATCAGCAAATATCTTGTTACCATATATCTGATATTCAATTGGTAGGTCTTGCACAGTTACAGCATGCAACATAAGCAAGTCTGTAGGTAGCTGATAAGCTCTATCATAACGACCAGTAGGTGCGGCAGATAGCAAGTTTAGCACAGCTTGATTTGTAGCAAAGCGCCAACGTGAGTTAACAAGGCTAGCCCTTGCAACATCTTCATACATATTAGAGGCTACAAGAGCCTCTGTTGTGTCCTCATCAAATGATGTTATCGGGTCAGCGCCAATAAGAATTAACGCCCTAGCGCATATATCAATTGGTGAGTTTGCTGTGGTACTGGTTACTGCCATGTCAAGTTATGGGGAAGGTAAGTTAATACCTTGACCTTCCCCAATCCTTTTAGTCTGTATCTGTTTCGACAACAACAGTGCCGTCAGAAACATCAACTACACCACTTGCATTGCTAAGAACATTGCAAAAGTGAGTTGTTGGTGTGTTGCTATCAACGACAATAATAAGATCGCGTACTGCGAGCATATTAGAAGCATCGTTGAAATAACCAGATGCCCGAACAGTGGCAATTGCATCTGCTGAACTGTAGTACCACAGATCACCGTTTGATGCGCCACCAATGCGAGTAAGGTTTGCTGAACTAAAAGCCATTTTTCTTACTCCTTATTAGTTGTTATCCAAGACTTCATAGATACCGTTGGCATCAATTACCACGGAACCCATTGACATCATGGATGTTGCAAGGTGTGACACACGCTCTGGTACATAGTTCAGTTCAGTCGTAACGTCTGCACCGATACCAAGACCAACAGATGATGTGTGATACGCAATGTTCTTACCACCAGTAACGGCTGATGTTGAAAAGATCTTGAAGCCCAAGAACTCTTTCATTGTCATGCCGCCAGCGTATGGCAAGTTCTGGTCACCAACAAAGTCTGATGAAGCAAACTCAGTAATAGCAAACAGATCTGCATAACCAGCAGGATGCATCGCAAGGTAACGACCACCATCTTCTGGAATGTCAGCAGAGCCAAATGTTTCAAACAGAGTAAGCAAATCAGCCTTTACCAATGCGCCAGATGTATCATTAATCTGTGTTGCATTAGCGCCAGCATCCATTGCTGTAATCAACAGTTCGTCAGTTTTACGACCAAGTGCTGCTGCCGCAGACTTAGCTACAGCTTGACGCTCATCGATGTTGGTCTTTAGTTCGTCCAACTTATCAATGTATTCTGCTGCATAATAATCTGCCATTGTTGCTTCGACATTGGTGTGTTCCAGTTCCATTGGAGTTACCATGCCGTTGCGTGATTTAGTTGAAGCAGAGCCTGTTCCAATCTTTTGGAAACGAACAGTGTTCCCACGCACGTTTGATACAGTACGCACAGTGTTCCGCAGTTTAGAACCCATGCGCTGATACGCCATGTGAACCTCTGATTCAAACTGCTTAATAAAGGCGGTATCAATTGTATTCGCCATTTTACAGTCCTTCTCATTAGGTTAAGGTTAATAATCTTCTTCTGCGGTTGTCTGCTTGGCTATATCAACGCGATTGTCCTTGCGGGTCGCTCAATGCATTACAGGCCGTTTCAGATAATAAACATTATTTTGTTGCTCTCTGCAACGCACAAATCGCAACATATTATGCCCATGAACATTGTAGGTTTCCTTATCAAAGGTAAACCCACACCATGTTAGCCACATAATTGTATCCTGATGATCCTCTGGCACAAAGTTTTCAATCATGTGGTATTCGTCTTGCAGTATTTCTATAGCTGGTTTGCAACCTCTAAGAAACACACGCCAGTTCTGATTTATGCCACCAGTTCCTAGCATCCAAACCCTACCAATGTTGTCAGTAACAGGAACAGTGCCGCATAGAGCAATAACAATTTGTTCAAACTTAATAGCATAAGTTTTATTATTTGTTACTGTAAACGGCTCTAGGAGCGCCTCAAGCGGTGTCATGCCATATATTAGGCACTCCCTAGCGTCAAACATGCGAAGGCTGTCAGCGATCATTCTAGCGTGATCTAGAGTGCCTTGGACTAAAGATAACTTGCCAATGCGACCAACTTCTTTATCCATAGAGTCGTTTGAAGCCATCTTCTACTTCTTTTACAAACGTCATGTCACGTTTAGCTGGATCATGCCAACGTGGATCAAGCATCATTTGATTTAATTGATCTTGAGTTATCTGTGCTACTGGCTGGCTTTGCATTGCTGGGCCGCCATCTTTCATAGCGTTCATCATAAACTCAAGCGTTTCTAAACCATCTGCTGTTTCGCACATGCGTTCAATAGCTGGAAGATGCTGTTCTTCAAAGAACTGATTAGCAAATAAGCTAGCTGCTTCTTGCCTTGCATTAGCATTGTCACCTAGCTTTGCTACCTCTGCATCATAGTCTGGAACATCTGCATTAAGAGCTTCGGCATACATATTAATGCCTTCTTCAAACTGCTCTTGACTATATCCATTCTCAAATGCAGTGTTTGCCCACCATTGTAATAGCTCATTATCTGCGGCTTCTTCACCATCAATTTCTTCAGGCAATTGATAATCACCAGCAGATTCTGGTCTATTAGCAAATGCTTCTTGGCTTAGTTCTTCAATAATAGCATTGCGAATATCTTCGTCTTTCTTGCCTAGCTTGCCCTCTAGATTAGTGTATGAGTTTACCAAATCTTCTGGTGTGTTAAACTTTTCAGGCAACCATTCAGGACGCGCTTGCTCAACTGTTTCTAGTCTTGGATCGCCGCCTTCTGTTACAACACCAGAATCTTCTACTTGCGCTTCTGCTTCTTCACTCATTTTCAGCCCTCTTTGATTTATGTGCATTGCGTATGCGTGACTCAATGAGGCCAACAATATATCGCTGGCCTTCCATATGGCGCAGTTCTGCATCGCTAACACCAGCGCCATTAACTTGTTCTATGGTAATAGACCGCAAGTAACGCAGAACAGATTGACCTGTCTCTGTGTTAAACAAACTTGCTATGTCTAGACTGATTCTTGTGTCTTCACTCTTATCGCGGCGAAACCCATCAAGAGATAGATACGTCCTATCCTTGACCAACTGGCGGCTCTCCTTGTTGTTGCTGTGCCATTTGCTGTGCCATTGCAATAATCTGTTGACGTTCTTCTAGGTCTCTAACAAGCGAATCTGGAACGCCAAACTTCTTAGCAAGGTAAGCGGCAGTTTCTTCAGAGTTAATTAATATGTTTGTAAGCTCTGGGCCAAATCTGCCTTGCACAAGTTCAAGGAACCTAGCCACGGAGGAAATGTCTTGGTTAGCCTGAGCCTGTGCAAGAGGTGAAATAGAACGCACCTTTACTTCTCTGCCATTCATTGTAGGCAGTTCAATGCGTCCTTGTTTTTTCAATATATAAACAACTCTTTGCAATACAGGCTGAACCAGTTCAGCTTGCAATCTGCCAAAGGCAGAGCCAATACGTCTTGATAAATCAGCCATACGCTCTGCAATTTCTGTTGCAGAAGCTGGTGTTCTGTTTGGATCGCCAAGCATATCATTGTACAAGGCACGTTTAATATTCAAACGCATATCACCAAGAACAAGATTAGCAACATCAAAAGAGCCAGCCGCTTGAACAGGCTGTAACCCCAATGATCCCGCCGCTTTTGGTATGACGGTTCCGGGGACGAGATTAATAGTATCTGGGTTAATAACACCGTCATCGTCCATTTGATAAATGCCTGAGATTGCCATCTGTGCATTTTCTAAAATCAACTCAATGGTTAAGTTAGTAGTTTTAATAGCACTAAGAGCATTAATTAATGGGCCACGCCCATAGATCTCACCAGAAACTTTTGACCAACGGAAACAAATAAACGGATTTGAGCCAATGCCATTATAGGCTTCTGACTTAATAATCTCCTTAGTGTTTGTTTCTATTGCATAAAATAGGTACGCTTCTTGATTTAGTTTTGAGTAATCTCTGCATACAACTTCTAGAATTTTAGTACGTTCATCAGGATTGCTAGATATTCTTTTCTGTATTTTGTCTGACAACTTTACCTTTGGGTACATTACAGGAATATCTGAGTTGCGTACAGAACGCTCACGATACACATGATCGACACGATCATCAGGCCCAGTATCAAGAACTACATGCGGCAAAGGTATTGCAGAAAACATAACTGGGTTTACTGCATCACCTTCCATAGCACATAGCACACCTGTGCCTACCGCCAAGTCCATAAACGATTCATGAACTTCCTGACCAAAATTTGAATTCTGAATAACCTCAAAGACGTAATTCGTAACTTCATCCAGTTGATTATTAACTTCATCTCTGTTTTCAGGCGGTACTTCAGAACCCGCAGTAAAATCCGCCCATCTAGCAAAGTTAGGAACCAAGCCCGATTGAAGTCTTGATGCAAACTCTTGAACGCCAACAACAGCCGTTTCATCGAATATCTTGTCATCTCTACGCTG